TTTCTTCTCTTCCCTCTTCCCCACCCACGGCTGTGGCAGTGTCTTCGCGGTCTGCACGCTCATCAGCGCTTTGCGGTTCAGCAGGGTAATGCCATAAGTCACCGTAGCTAGTCGTGGTGTATTTGCCATTAGGTTCTGCAACCAAGAAGCCTTTAGCGCCCAGGAGCTTGTCGTTCATTAGTTTAGCGGCAATATCACGAGCCTTAATCGGATCATCAACACTACCAAACAATTTCTTGCCAAGTGTACGGACTGCATCTTTCTTCTCTTCGTCAACTTTATGCACGAGCAAGCCCAGTACTTTAGTGACTGACATTTTAGCGGCACCATCGGTATGGAACCAAAGCGTACAGGTAGCAGACTTATCATTATCGGCTTCGTCAAATACGACTACCTCTATAACGGCACAGTCTTTAGCTTTCTTAGTGTCTTTGGCTTTGGCTTCAACAGTACCAATAATCACTTCGTGAGTACCGTACTCAAACCCTTTGCCACCTTGATATTCTTTACCTACGTTATCTAGTACCTCGTCAAATAAACCCATAATTAAACCTCGTGTTTCCCTTCTACGTTTCTGTATGATCGCTCAAGCTGGCGGTCTTTTAATATAAACAATGCTTCTTCTAGCTTAGTGATTGCCAAGCTATTTTCGCGGCAACGGTATTTGCTTTCGTTAAAGAACTCAAGACGCTGAATAGCCGCCCAAATTACATCTTCAACAAATGCACCGTTCGGATCTGCAAGTACTGGCGTACCATCTGCATTTTGCATATCAGTACCACGCGGTCCATCCTGCCAATTGATAACCATAGCTGGATGTTCTGCGTCACCGTTTTTAGTAACCTTCAGGTAGACTTCACCACCTGTAGGGTTACCGTCACTATCAAAGCTGTTCAACGCTTCAATCAGTGGGTTAATATTGTAAGCCACTCTGTAGCCTGGTGTTCTAGCTAGATCACTCATCTTACTTGCCCCCTTTGTAATATTTATTAATTGCTTCGTTCACTAACTTTAAATCATTAGGGATCGTATTGTCTTCAAACATATCAATCGGTGACTTCACGCCCAAACCGTCTGATCGTACTTTAAAAACAAACTCACCCAAATCATTTACTGCTTCAAGGACTATATTGGTTAAGCCTTCAGGTGCAATATTATCACGAATCGTTTTACCGGCTGTTTTAAGTTGCACCAAGTTTCTGTCGTTCAATTCAATATGACCAAATAAATAGATGTTTTGATCGGTGTCTTTATTTAGAACTGTCTCAACAAGCTTATAAAAGTTGTTACCAATATCACGAAATACTTGAAACTGATCCTTTTCTTGTGAGCGTCCAAACACCTGAAACGTAAATAGATAGTTCACATCATCCACTACAATTATTGGCTTCTTGCTCTTGTTTATGAGTGCTGCAACGTCCAATGATGTCTTTGCGACTACTGGCGCTAAATCAGTTTTAAATGGCAATTCTTTACCGGTGACTGAAATGTAACCAACGTCTTCTTTCTTTAAATTACGCAAGCTTGATGACTTGCCTGTGCCTGGATGTCCAAGCACAAATATTAATCGTGCCATATTACTCCTTGTAGCTTTCCATTATTTTTGCTATATCGTCTGCGCTCTTACCTTCTTCAGTCAGATCGCGGATTATCCGGCGGCGTGTCCATCGTATGTGCATAGCGTTTAGCGTCCATATACCAAATAAACACAGTACGAAAATTGAGAAACTATCCATTTTTACCTCTTAACTTATTAATTCTTTCCTTGCCCCAATTCCAAATGAAACCAAATAGTACGTCTATAAACATATCAAGCCTTTACCGGCATAACTACAGCCGTCTTTTTAACTCCAGCGTAATCAGTAGTTAGTAACATTGGATCAAGTGAAGCAACTTTACCATCTGAATTTACGTGAATAGTAACCTGTACTGAGTCTTCGCTAAACATTGATAGCGCTCTAATAAGCAACTTAGGGTTAATCGTAAGAGTAACCTTACATTTGCTTTTGACATTATTTTGTTCCCTTCTTCTTAGTTGCAATTTTCTTAACTTTTCCAACAGGCTTTTTGACTATCTCGGTTTTCGCTTTAGTAGTCACAACCACTAATCCTAGATGTTCCATGATGGCATTGACTTTTTTTATCAATGTCAGTTTCTTCGGTCGCGGTTCTTCTAGCCCTCCAAACAATGCACCTAAGAGATAGCTGTCATAAACACTAGGCTCCTCTGATCCAAGTGTCTTTTCAAACTCTTCTAGCCCCTTTTTGTGTGTTTTAAGTGCCTCGTAGTCTCTGTGTAAAAATTCTGCGTGACGCGTACTAGCTCGTTCTAGTGCTTCCACACGCTTTACCAGATTATTGTATTTAGAAAACATTATTTTGCCTCCTTAAATTTCTTGGTGATATATTGCGTCTTTGACTCAACAACTCCGGCTGGCAATTCACCAGTCAATGTGGCTTGTGCTTTTACTTTGTCAGTATCAAGCGTTGGCTTTTTGAACTCGTCTGCAACTTCTTCAAGGTCTTCAGCTTTGTAACTTGTGCGCTCGGCTAGTGTGATGTAACCAGTAAAGTTATCAAGATCAATGTCAATCTTGTTTACGCCACCGGCAATCATCGCTTCTTTGATAAGCTCGGTAGCAACTTTGGCTTCTTTTTCGGCGGCTTTATAAGTCGCTTCAACTTCAGCAAATTTCTGCAAAACTGCAAGTGCTTTTTTAGTGTGAGGGTTCTTAACTAACTGTGTTGATTGATTCTGTGTCATCGTCTTCTGTCTCCTTTAATCTAATAATGCGTACAATTCTTCTTCTATGTTATCCGTATCTTTTTCAGTGTACGGATCTGGCGTTTTCCAATTTTCGTAAAATCTGTTGTCTATCTCCCTTCCTTGTTCGTAATGTTCTGGACAATACCATTGTTTTTTCCAGCGCATCCGAAACATTTTAGATTTATACCAACCGCCATATTGTTTATCTGGCTTGACGTTACCAGTTACGCCACAATCACCGTAGTTGCACTTAACCGGCAAACCTACCTGTATTATTGCTTCTTCCATCGCGTAATAAACCACTTCTTGCCGTTCCAACCAAGAATACCCTTGTGTTCGCTCGGCACATATTTTACGTTGATTTTACCCATAGCGTTCCTTTGCTTAGTGTCTTTAGTGTATCAAACATTTTAAGTATTGTCAATAGTTTCTGCTTTAGTTTGATAATAACCAATATTTACACCAGCTATTTGATGCCAATTCTTGCGTACTTCCATAATTGCCTTAGCATCATGTTTGATTTTAAGGTGACGTAAAATTGCAAATATTTGATTCTGCTCACTATCACGAATATATTTTTCATGCTCATCAAGCAAAACCTGTAAAGCAAAATGATCTATGACCACTACTGGCATATTATCTAATGAACGACCTCGTATATTTTCTTGTAAGTTATTGAGCCAACCAATAGTTCCAAACCTAACATTACCTATTTTCATACTCATAAGATCAAAATGCTTTCGTGGTATCTGATGTCTTTCAACTGTTCTGCGAAAACTATCTTGAGCATGACTATTGTTAGCAAATAATATAACTGATTCACGCTCAAAGTTAATACCATCAATCATAAATGTTGTATGACCGGCTTGGCGTGTATAGTTGTAGTACCACTCTAATTCTTTTAGTCTACTTTTCATCGTCTTCGTCCTTCCATAGTTTTTCGTTAAAGTCGCGCTTGTCTCGCAAGCAATCCCAAATATTCTTATCTACAGTTGATTTTACATTAAACAGGTAATACAAACACTTCTTAGTTTGTCCGTTGCGGTGTGTTCGTCCGATTGACTGCTCAAATTCTTGGTAGCTATATGTTGGACTGAAGTATATTGTAACGTTCGCCCATTGTAAGTTTAGTCCGGTAGATGCACTTTTGTAGTGTGCAACTAATACTGTATTTTTAAGCTCGGCATTTGCGCGCGGCAATATATTATGAACTTCACCGTCATAGCGCAATATTGTCTTTTCAGACTTGGCTAGAGCTTTGAGTATAGCTTGACGCTCGGATATGTAGTTGTAAAACACCACGATATTATCTGAAGTGTCATTGACTACTGATAGCAAGTTATCCAACCGCCCATTTACTGTTGATTGACGCAAAACAGATAACAAGCGCGGTGCGGTGTCCAATATTTCTTTGGTTCGCGGATCAATGCGCGTAAGCTTCAGCTCGGTATACAGCTTGGCATCTTTCGGCGTAAGCTTTATATTTACACCGATCATGCGCCGGTCTGGTAATTCGCTTGCCTGTTCGCGTGATAGCTTAAATGCGACACGCTTTAGTTGGCTCTCAAGCTCTGGAATATTATTGTAACCAATGATCTCCGGAAAACCTTTGTAGTCTTGGATGCGGCAATATTTATTCTTAAACTCAGTAATACCTTTCACAAAACCAAACAGCTTAGAATAACCGGCAAAATCAATCCATCCGTTCGGCATAGGTGTACCAGATAGCCCGATAAATAAACCGCCGGACTGCGTAATCTCATAAATAGCTTTGCTTTGTTTACTCTGTGGGTTCTTGAGCGCGTGGCACTCATCAGCTATAACATCGTAGACAATACCGCCATTTCGTGCGCCGGTGAATTGCCAGTGTCGCGGTCTGCGTGTTTCTTTATCCATAAGTCGCAAGCTTTCATAACTGATATAGGTTATATCAATTTCAGCGTGGTCATCTTCTCTAGCAAGCTTGTATAACAATCTATTGCCAAAATACCGCTTGGCTTCTTCTTCCCAATCGCCGGTACGGATCTTGCTTGCCGGTGCGACAACTAATAGCCGTCTGCGTGTAGCTTGGTAATCCCAATGCGCTAGACTCATAAGCGTTTTGCCTGTGCCTAGATCAGCAGCCATAATACAGCTACTTGGTAGCTTGGCAATATATTGTTCTTGGTAATCGTATAATTTCATATCGTTAGTAAGTTAGTTAATAATCGTCCATCAAACACCATCATGTCAATAAATAGGATCGCCAGCAGTAACCATCCGGCAATTGCCACTCCATCTAAACACCTCTTGGAACTCCACCTCACTTGTGCGCCTGTCTGGTAGTGATATTTCATTTTAGAAACCTCTTATATTCACCGTTGTTGTATTGCGTCCATGCGCTGTAACCCTGCTTTTGCCAAACTTTATGTGCAATTGCAACGTTTGCTTTCAGGTCATTGACATCTTCACCGTTATAGTGAACACACCCAACTTGTAACACGCCATAGCTTCCAACACAAACTTTGTGATCTTCGCTAGCACTTAAATTGTGCCGTTTCGGATTACAAGATCTATTTTCAGCTTCGGCAATTGCGCTCATCGTTGCAACATCCCATCCAGAATATTTGCTAATCTCAGCGCGTACCGTTTCGCATGGTGTTAATGTAACTGGTATTTCTGGTGGGTTTACTGGCGCAAGGTCAGTCTGTTGCGCCACCACCATTATTTTGACGCTTCAGCGTGTGCGCTTGGCGTAACAGCTTTGACGGCTGTATTAATTGCGTTATGCTGTTTGCTCTGAAATACAGCGCCACAGATAAACGCAACAATTGCCGTAACTAGTATTGTGATTACAATATCTTTGTAATGTTCGCCCCTAGTTTTGGCGTATTTCTTAACAGCTTTTGGCTGTTCGGTTTGTGTTGTTT